CAAAGTCAGTTTCTCCAGTTCTACTTTTTTCATCTTCTTGGTTTATAAAGTAATCACATTTAGTTTCGTTGTTTATAACTCGATATGGCGCGTCCGTGAACGCAAACATAGGTTTAGTTTCATCCGTTACAAACCGCTTGCATTTTAGCGATAATAGACAGCCGTCACCTTTGCACATTTGAGTATTCATGTTAGTGAATTTTGCCCCCTATTATTTGCTTGTTATCAACTGTGAAGTTGCCTGTTGAATCAATAGTGATATGTGCAAAACCTAAGTTCCATTCGTTGAACGGTAAATAGTCTGGGTTAAGTTCACACAAGCAACCTACCGACCATGTGCCGGTTACTGATTTGTCAATATTAGTTTTAAGTCCGCTTTGTGTTTTATGCTTATCCCCTGCGATTACATTCGCACCTGCGCGAAGCCATAACGTCCGTGAAACATTTATACCTCCACCGCCTTTATATTCGTTGCCGTGTATTATATTCAGTTTGCCCGCTATTGTAAGTTGTTTGTTTGGTATATAAGTTACACCCTTTTCTCCCAACTTTAAAAGAACGTCTAATCTAAATTCTTCCATCCCTAAACATACAGGTGCTTTAACTCTTAAAAACCGTTCCCATCTCATTTCGTGGTTGCCCTCCTTATAAAATATCTTAGCTTTTGGAAACTCTCTTTTAAGCAAATCTATAAATTGCCTACCTTGTTCGATTTCATAACTCATGTCCCTATTCTTCGGGTCTTGTTCGTGGAAACTTGCTTTATAACAGTCCAGTATATCCCCGTTTAAGTAGATAGTATTAACGTTTTTTTGTTTGCCGTATTCTAAGGCTAATGTGAGCGCGTTAATATCGTGATAAGGCAAATGTATATCCGAAAGAAAAAGTATGTTATTTGATGCCTTTGGAAGAATATACGGCTGAAATGGTTTAGCTTCTGTTGGTGGAAGTCCGAAAGGGTTATCGCGCGTAAAGTTTGTTTTATGTTCTATTATTTTATGCGAAATAGTTTTCCCTTGCGTTCCTGTGCAATACCTTACAGCAGTTCTCGCATCTTCTTTATCGGTAAAAAGTAGTTTATTGTTTTGGTATACCACCTCCGCAATGGTATTTTTGGAAGATTTCGGAAAGTTTAATAATGCCTCTGTAACAACTCTAACTCTTTCAGATTGCTTTTTCATTGTTGGTTTTTGCCTACCGTATGAGTTTAATCGGTAGTTAGTGATTGAATAATCCTACTTATCCCGCTTACCTTTGCGCTTCTTCGATTTCCCTTTCTTCTTCGCTTTTTTTTGGTAAACTTTTACCGGTTGCTTTGTTGCCATTTTACATTATTAAACTGTCACAAATAAAGAATATAAATGTGACATTACTTAACGTATTTTCTCCAATCTTTTAACTCGAAATGTGGCGCGTCTGGCAAACTTTTAAAATCAATTCCGCAAACTACCAACGGTTGTATCTTCACAATAATATCAGCAAATAAACGAAAGTTATTTTTACCCCAATCTAATTTTTTATTCAATCCGATAAAAGCAATATCGAACGCAGCAGACGGTTTGTAATTGTGTGGAGATTGCCCCGCTTGTGCGTTTGTAACCTTTGCGCCTTTAGCTGTTCTACCTTGTGCGTATAGCGCGTTTTGTTCATCGTTTGACCGATACGTGCATGTTATAAACGGTTGCGATTTATCGGGGTATAAAAGCAAAAATTCGGCACATGCTTTATTATAAGCGTCTACCAAGATTTCGTTTAAGTCAGTAAGTGAGCGTGATGCCATTACTGTTTAGCCTTTTGCTTTTGGATATTAGTCCAAACAACGCGAGCCAAAGAATCGCACTTCAAACACGCATCGAATGAAACTGATTCGATACTACCTGAACGCACATCTACCTTGCAATGCTTTTGAACGTCCTTTACAAATGAGCAAGAGGATACGGTTGCCAATACTGCGAAGATTAAGAATAGTTTTTTCATTTTAGTTTACTTTGAGTTATTGAATGTTTACTAAGTCTTGAGTTAGTTTCTATTTATAATTTGAATTTTGATTTTTTGTTTTTAAGTCTGTTATATTTTGGTGAAGCGTTTAATCTATCCGTTAATATTTCAATCAAAAGTAACTTTTCTTTTTCATCTAACTTAGTCGCTTCGTAATTTACTTTGTCGGATATGCTTAATTCGGGATGCCCTACCAAGTCACCAAACATTTCATCGGCTAATCTATTGCGCTCGTCTGCTATCTTCTTAATCTGCTTTTCGGTTAGTGTTGGCTTAGTTACTTCAAACTTCGCCTCCTGTATTTTATCGCTGGGTAAACCTTTTTCCACCGCCTTAGATAAGCCGAAGATTGCATTAAAGAAAGCAGTTAATAGTTGAAGCATTTAGTCTTTTTTTACTTTTATCCTATCAGGTAATATAGCGTCAAACGTGGAATAGCTTGTTTGCTTTTCACGTTGCTTAGTTGCCTCCAAAACACTTATGCGCGTTTCGTGTTTAGCTAATACTTCATGGTCTGCTGTTATCGTGTTATATGTTTGGATAACAAAGAATGAAACCATGCCTAAAAGAATTGAGTTAGCCCACTGGTGCAATTCTATCTTTGAGTTGGGGAACGGTGTAGCCATAGTTACTAATTTTCACTTTGTCCTGTAAATTTTTCGAGAACTTTTAATAAGCCCATACTGCCTGTAATAGTAAGAATATAATTTTTAACCACAATAGATACCCATTCATCAGGCATCGGTGCTACAATTACAGATACTACCCCGCAAAGAATAATTGCCGTGTTAGCGATTGTTTTAGCCCAAGTTGGGGACGGGTTTTTTAGTTGCCCTATTCCGAATTTCGTTTCTGTTGCCATGTGTTTTATTTTGTATTTTTGTAAGTGCAAGTTAATAAACCTAAAACATTTAATGCTTTTCTAAATTCGCCCGCTATGATTTTACGCCCTGCGTTATTCTCATGTATTCTATCGCCGCAATCGTAAACACTTGCAAGATTTCCACTACCATCATTCAGCAAATCGCAATGCCTTGAAATTCTATAATCAACTCCCGTTACTGTGTTCATTATTGCGCTATTCATAGCTAACCATTTGTTATAAGATACCAAACCATTTGTAGCACCGTAAACATTTATAAGCCTTTGCCTACACGGAATCATTTTAGATACAATGATTTTCGCAGTTGTATTTGTAGCGTTAATTGTATCAATTAGTTTCTGATAGCGAAGCATAGCAGTAGTGGCAGATTCGGACGGTTGAACATCATTTAACCCAATTTCTACAATAACATACTTATACTTCTCTTTCTTTGTATCTGCTAAATAAATAGCCTGTTGTTGCAAGATAGTGTGACCTGCAACCGCTAAAGAATTACAAAAGTCCCCATTTGCAGTATCGCAACTGTTAAGCATCCAATCTCGAACTTGCAAACCGCATGAGTAAGTCGCTATTGTGCTATCACCGATAATACAACCGTTGTTAGTTGGTAAAGTTGATTCCTTTACACACCCCGAAAGAAGTAATAATAGTAGTATATTTTTCAATTTCCTGTCCTTTGAATTGTTATAGATGAAACGCTTGTATAGTAAGCGGATGAACTTGCGTTCTTAGTAGCCGCTTTAATGGTTAGGGTATGCTCACCTTGCGTCATTGCAACGTTATATATTGATCCGTATAAAATAAATTGAAACGCTCCGTAAGTATCCACCGTTCCAACCGATACCCCGTCAATTAAAAAAGTTACTATCGCGTTGCTTGTAGTTCTTGAGAAGTATGCAGCAATTTTATAGGTTCCACCTGTTACGGCAAACCTATAATTACAAGAATCATTTTGAGCGAATGTTCCAGAGTTCTGCCACCACCCGCCATATATTGCGCTCGAACTTACAACCCACGTCCACGAACCTTTAGATACTCCTACTGTATCGGCTGTTCTTAACGGTATGTAATCTCCTACCCAATTATTGCCCGTTGCACCTGTAACTCCCGTTGCGCCTGTGCTACCTGTTGCGCCCACGTTTCCTGTTGCACCCGTTACACCCGTTGCCCCTGTTGCCCCTGTAGCACCCGTCACTCCTGTTGCTCCATTGCTCCCATTCGCACCTGTTGCGCCAACGTAAGCGGGTAAAGTAATAATAGTTTTAGTCTGCGAATAGCAAACAATAGAAATCAATAAGAATAAAGCCGTTAATAGTTTTCTCACTTAAATACTTTTACTGTAAATAAACCAGCTGCTGGGTTAAAATTTGAACCATCAAAATTGAAACATTTAACGCTTACTGTATTTGCAGAACTTACCCATGCCACAAAAGAAGCGTGAGCGTCTATACTTGCGTTTGGTATTCCTAAACTAACCACATCGGATAAAGCCGCGCCCGTTACTGTCATTGTTAAAACTTCGTGACCATTTGCAGAAATATTGCCGAAATCTAAAGTTGCCGTATCTGTTAATGCTAATGTTTGCCAACTTCCATACCCTGCTGAATCACTTGTAAAAACTTTTCCTGTTCCCTCTGTGCCATCTACTATCCTTAAACTTGTCTTAAATTCAGATTGGCTATTTTCTACGTCTACAATAAATTTATCTACATCATTGGCAGAATCTACAACACTAAAACTGTTGTTTGTAAAAACAGCAACAGGATAACCCCCATTGTTGGCTTTTAATATTAGTGGTTGTTCGTCTGTTGTTCCTATAAAATTAGTAACATAGTTTGTGCCGGAGTTTCCTGTTAAACTCCAAAAGTTATTTGATATTGGATAGCCTTGTATGTGAAATTCTACCGTATCTTTTAGCCCTGTTAGTTTATTCCAACTTAAAGAAGTGTCTGTAATTCCTGTTATGCTGTGATAAAATGGGAGTGTTAAAGTATCAACAGTTCCACCACCCGTAGCCCAATGAACGCGCCCCTCTGCATCCGATGTTAGAACTTTCCCTGTTCCAAACCCGCCAAAGTTTAAACGCATAGCCTTACTGAATTGCACCGTGTCCTTAAACCAACTTTTGTTGGGATATGGCGTGTAGCTTATTTGAGCATCAGCAAAAAACGGAATAAATAAAAGCAGTAATATTTTTCTCATAAGTATTCGTTACTATCGTAATCGCAACAATTATTTTTCTTCTTCTTTATTGTGTTTGGATAACCTACGCCCCAAATTGCATAACCGCCCCTTGTAGGTAGATTATTGTCGCAACATTGATTAGGGTAGTTAGTTCCGTCAAACGTTCCGCTAACTAAATTAAACTGTGTGTTTAGGTTAGATAGGTAGACGTTAATCAGTTCTTTTGTTTCGGATAATAATTCACCCTTTACTTTATCTGTAATTTCTTGTGAAGTATCTTCGTTAATTTGCCTAACTCCAAACTGCGAAACGTTACGACCATGCCATAACAAGAATCTTGAATAAGCACTCATTACAAAATAAGGCTTAATGAAGTCTACATAAAAAGCCATTAACTCGGTTTCGCCCCAGTTCGCATTTGTTGCCGATGGTGTAGAACCTGTGTTATTTATTAAGCAAGTATAGTATCTGTCAGAATATTTAACCTTATTGCCAACAACATAAGCAGTAGCAACCGCCCATGTAGTCGAAGCCGCTAAATAAGTTTTGATATTCGCTAACATAGTATCGTTCAATACAGGTAGCAAGTCTAAGTTATAAGCCTTGTTTACTGCCAACGTTACGAATCTATCTTCAATGTTGGTAGTGATTTGAGCGTAAGGCGCAAAGTCTGTTTTAGTTATATATGGGAACGGTGTCATGGTGCTAAAATTACTTTTGATTTATAACCATACAAAGCGCGTATTTCATCCTCTGTTAAATGTGCGTAAACTGATTCGGGTATATAACTAACAGGCTTAAACGCTGATAATTTCCATTCAACTTGAGGGAACAATATTGTGAATGTTCTTTCGATTAAACGTTGTAAGGCGTTTACGTTGTTTGCTAATTCTAAAGAAGCGTTTGCGATTGATTGTGTATTTCCTAAAACAGCCGCGTCCGAATAACCAACTAAAACAGGGTGAACGCCAAACGACCTACAAACTGCCCTTTCAATTACATCGCGTTTACTATTTGCCGCGTCCAAAATAGCCTTTGCATCAAATGTTTGTAGCACTGGTATTTCTTCCTTAGTTGCCGCCTCCATTACAAGTAACCTGTTGCGCCCGCTTAATCCATCTTCATTTTTTTCGTGACCTGTAAAAGACGCTAATGCTTCTTCTTGGTAATCTCTCGCTGTTCTGCCGTTTGCATCCCTTGTTGTGTTGTCTGTTTTGCCTACTAATGTAAGTATAGCAGACGGCACAAAGCCATTCATAACGGCTTCTAAATCGTATCTCTGAATTTCCGCACTTGTTAATACGTCCTCTATTGAAGCGTAATAATCGGGAACTGGATATTGTGGATTGTCAGGTGTTGCCAAATAGCAATACATTATTTCACCTATGTTGCCATAAGCCTTAATCTGTGCGGCTAATTCTGTTGGCGATATTTGCTCGCCTGCAAAATTAGGATAGTAAACATTTTTATCACGCTTATAATCACGTGTGCCTTTGGTTGGGTTAATTAAGAAATCTTCGCGCAAAGTTTTACGCACCCATTGAAAAGGAATGTGTTTAGCTGAAACTACTTTGCCGGTTGAATCTCTACCTATGTTTAAAACAAACCCTTTGAAGTAAGATAAATCAAAAGCGATAGCAGAAAGAAGCGTATCAGATAACTGTTTTTCGTTTACTTTAAATTGTTTTGCCGCGCCCTCAAATCCATCGGCTTGTATGTATGAGGCTACCTTATTCGCGCACCGTTTAGCTACACCCGAATTGTTTAGATACTTAATTAAGTTGTTGGGTAACAAGTCAGCATTGCCATACTTGTAAATATTTTCCGAAGTGTTTTTTAGTTCGGGAACGAATAGGTTTACAAACGAACGAGCGTAAGTCTTAGCCTTAAAAGAAAAATCTATTTTACTCATTCTAAATGTTTGTATCGTTCAACAACAACACCCGCTATTTCACTAAATCCTTTTCGATGTTTCACAAGCGGTTCTATTAAAGAATACACTTGGTGTTTACTTTGTATTGAAGTTAGAAACCCATCCGCAGATTCGATTTCTTTTTCAAGTCCATCAATACACACATCATAAAAAGAACTGTTTACTACATATCCAAAAGTTCCCCAAATCTCTTTTACCTTTTTCAGTAAAGTGCCGACCTTAAAACCTTTTTTTGTTTCCGTTCCATTTAACCAAAGTGCATCCCAATTCTCCGGTAACTCACTTAATGCTTTTTGAAACTTCTCTTTAAATCCTCTAACTAACTTCGCATCGTCTTCTAAAATCAAAACGTAATCAAGTCCACTTTCTTTAGCGTATCGAATAGCTTTTAAATGCGATAAGATACAGCCTATTTGACCGTATCTTATGTTTATGCTTTCTTCGCTTTTGCCTTTTATTTCTACTCTACTTCTTGCCTCACTACCAAACCCGTCTACCGCGTCAATCCTTAAAACATCTACTTCTTCGCGTTCGCAGTTTGCTTTGACTGCTTCCCATCGTTCTTTACTTCTTTCGAGATTGATAACAACGGTTGCGGTTCGGGAAGATTCGCTACCAAATTTTTTTTTACAACATCAGTTCCATCGTAATCGGGATTCAATTCAATTATATCATTTCGATATGCTCCCGAATTTAAGATAGCTTCTGCGGTTGCATTTGATAATGTTTCAGCAGTTATTATATGGCTTGTGCCGCCAATGGTAACAACCACCTTTTTATCTTTCCATTTTTTAGAGAACCGATATTTGCATTTTTTGTTTGGCATCTTTTCGAGCGCGAATCTTTTTAATCGTTTAATCAAATCGGGTATACAACTTGTGCATTTGCCGTCTAATGGTGTATTGAATACGTCTATTGATAGTTGGTTAAGTTCTTTCCATAAAGGATTCCTACCATCTTTAAACGCTTCGTTTATCCTATACGCTAATTCCATCAAGGTAAGTAATTGAATCGGCTAACGTGCCACCATTCAAGAATAACTTAGGCATCGAAAGTTGTTCGCCCGAAAGAGTTAAACTAAATGCGGTGTTATCTTGTAACAATACGCCTGTTGCTCCTGTGCCGGCACTTGCATTTAAGCCTTGTGTAATTCCAAACAATTCAATTTGCCCCGCCTCTGTTTCAAATAGCGCAAACAAATCATCAGCGTTTACCAAGTTTTCAATCGCTTCGCGGTCAGCAGGTGTGTAGTGATACAAAACCAATATAGCCGAAGTGTTGAACGTATTAACGTTGTCACCTGCAGTCAATTCATACGTGCCGTTATGTTTGCTTTTCTTACCTATGAATTTATGCAAACCGTAAGCGGGTGAAGCAACCGAGAAAGCAATCGTATCAACGTAACCATCCACATCGGTAGTATAGGGAACTGTTCCCAACTGCGATATTTGACCTATCCAAACTCTTTTTTTAACGCCACCAACTTTATTTAGTGCGTTACATGATGGGTCTAAGCCCTCCAGTAAATCTACGCAATCTGCCATTGTAATTATTTTTTAAAAGTTAAGGGGGAGAATAAACTCCCCCCTTTATTTTGTTTAGAATCCTGCAATCGTGAAAAACTCACCGTAACCAATTTGAATATCCAAATTGTATTTAGCGCGATACTTGTTTAATTCGGTGTTGTTATCATACCAAATTTCAAGTTCTTTGCCAGCACTTGGTGAATCAATAGCTACCTTAGTTTGGTCTTTCTTAGCCAATACAATTCTGTAAGGTTGGTCAGTTACTCCCGAAGAAGTAAAGTCAGCCTCTAAGAACTCATCAACAATATCCAAAACGATTAAGTCAATTCCTAAAAGTTTAGGAGCAACATCACCGCTAATGAAAGCGTTAAGAGATGAATCGGTGTTGGCATTGCTCAACAAATATGCTTGCCATGCGTCATATACATTACGGGTAACATACCAAGCCATTTCGCTTGCTGGTGTTTGTTTTGCTCTGCGTGAACGTTGAACGTAGATAGATTGAATAGTGCCGTTGAAGTTGGTAGTATTCAAAGTTGTTGCGTTCAATGTGATACCTGATTGAACTGTATCAGGGTCAGCATTTACTTTTACATACCAACCGTCAATCATGTTGTAATCGGCAGAAGCCAAAGCGGTGTTGCCTAACAAAGCGATACGTAAGAAATCACGCATAACCGCTTCTTCAACCACTTGCAAAAGTAGCTTTTGAATATCACCTGTGCCGTTAATCAAATCGGATTTGTTGATACCTGTTTTACGAGCCATTGCAAGAATGGTATTGTCAAACGTTTTGTAGCATTGTGTTTTGTATGCTTCCAATTCAACGTATTGAATTTGCTTACGAGTTACGTCAATACCATCGGTAGAATCTGTTGAACCACACGCTGTTTTTTCGCGGGTAATCTTACCAAGTGTTGTATTGAAATAAAGCCACATATCGGTTTGTCCGTAAACAAAATCCCAACCAAGACTTACAAGCGTTGGTTCTTCGATAATGGGTTTGATGAAAAAGCCTTTGCTTTCACCTTCGAATGTTACTACTGAATCTACTATTGCCATTGTTTTTAGTTTTAAATTTTTAGTTAATGATTTTTATTTAAGCAATTCTGCTAAGTTTTTGTTGAATTTTTGATTTGGCTTTACCGGTTCGGCATCGCCTCTAAAGTTTTGAAATTCGGGTTTAAGTTCTCCTGTGCCTGTTACGAATTGAGCCTTTAGATTTACAAACTCCGCGCTTACTGTTTTAACCGCTTCGATAGCATCCGCTTTTTCTGCTGTTACTTTTGTCAGTTCACTTGTTTTGTTTGCAATCGCAGTTTCTTTTTCTGCCAACTGTGCTTTTAATTTATCTACTTCTGCTTGCAAAGTTGCCGCATCAGCCACAGCCGCTACTTCTTCTTCGCTTGTTACTACTCCGTCTTTTACGGTGTATTTCTTTTCGCCAACGGTATGAACTCCGTCCGGTGCGGGAACTGTCAATGCCTCATCAGTAAATAACTTTGAGCCAACCGCTAATTCGCCCTCGAAATAAACATCAACACCCTCCGATGTTTTAGTTGTTTCGTTTTTGAATTTAGGTTTTAGTAAAGCCGTAATTCTGTTTTCAAATTCAGTAAGAGATTTTAAAATATCCATGTTGTTGTTTTTAATGTTTGAGTTTACGAATGCTGCAAAGCGGTATTCTTTACCGCCCGCGTTTATTAAATGTTTTTGAAATGCTTTTACATCACCAATAACTTCATCAACAAAACCAAACTCTTTAGCTTCGTTTGAACTGAATGAAGTAGTTAATGCCATCTTCT